GGAAGCCGTTGTTGAGTGCCACGGCGTAGGCGTCGAATCGCTCCTTCGTCAACGGTCGCAGCATGCTGTCAACGTTGAACTTGATGAAGGTGGTGTCGCCAACGATGAGCCGCTGGAAGCCTGCTTCTAGCCGAGCGATGAGGCTGCCGAGTCCCAAGGTCAACCACTCTCGTGAGATGATCTCTAGGCTATTGAAGCTGGAGTTGCCCCCGGGCAGCTGTAGAAGATGCAGCGGTACGCCGTAGAGTCGGGCGATCGCCTGCGTGCCTGCTTCCATGTTCTCAACGATTGCCAAGTCTGAAGGATTGAAGCCCATGCTCTTGAAGTCGGCGCCGCCAGTAAGCACTGCAACCTTGTGCATGTTGCGCAGCCCTTCGTGACGTCGTCCGAAGGATGCGCGAAGGCTCTCTGCCTGATCGGCAGTCAGCTCTCCCGGGACTGTCACCAGTCCAGAAACTGAGGCTCCTTGGCTAAAGAACTGAGCCGCGTATTCTGTGGTCGCCTTCGCAAGTCCGAGCGTCGTCTTGTGGTGCTCAACTGGTGAGAGCCCGCGCAGATCTTCACCTACGCCGAAGAGCGTGATGTGCACGATGTCGTCAGCCGTCAAGTCAACGGCGCCCGCCGTCGTCTTGACGCGGTAGATTGGCGCACCGTTCTCGCCGCGCAGGATCGTGACCTTGCGTGGGTCAAGCAGGCGAATCTCGACAATCTCGGCACCATCACGCAGCACCATCAAGAAGGCGTTGCCGTCAATCATCAGGCTGCTGACGGTGCGATGCATCAGGTCGAAGCGGGTGTAGTTCGGATTGTTCGGCACTGGATTGTCAAGCCAGCGTGGGCGGGTCACTGGGCGGCGTACGCCACGGTCACGGATGAAGACGCCGACGGGCATGGTTGCAACGGTGTCGGCGTAGAGTTTCACGGCGGCGTACAAGGCCCCGATTGTGGTGGCGTTCTTCTCGTTGAGACTGGTGCCTGCGGCGTCGACTTCAACGTTCCACATGCCGCCGACGGCTCGCTCTTCGCTCTGACGTCCAAGAAGACGGTCAACGATTCCCATGTGACTCCTTACAACTCAATGAACGCGACTGATGCGCGCGGCTTCTCCGCAGGTGTTGCGCCTAGCGTAGCAGCACGCCCCCACGCCATAATGGCTGCCACGCACAAGTCAATCTTCTTGCCTGAGTCCTTACCCTTGCGCACCTGCACACCGTAGCGCGTCTGGTATGGCGTGGCGTTCCCAACGTGCCGCGTGAGCCGTGGATCGCCATCATGCTTGAGTCGTCCGTTCACCACGGCATCATAAAAGGCGGCGGTTGCTGGGGTCATACGCGCTGGGCTCTGGGGATGCTCAACGACGGGAAGGCCCGCCTGCTGCCAGCGTTCCATTGTTGCCTGCCACCTGAACGGGTCGCAGTTGATCTCCTTGACGGCGTACGTCTTGCAGAGTTCTTCCATCCGCATCTCGACCTCCTCAACGGGGACGCGCCAACTGAGGTCGTCGATCGGACGCTCCCAGAGTCCGAGCACGAAGACGGCGGAGTCCGTGGTGCGCACGCCGATCACCCCGGTGCTATCTGCCGAGAAAGAGCCGTCGAATCCGATCACCAGCGGGTCACCATCTTGCAGCTGCAGGCTGGTATCGGCGCAGGCGTCCCACGTCCCAGCAGGCAAGAACGCCTGCCCAGATGCCGCGAACTGGTTCAGGCGCTTCGTCCGAAACTCGGCTTCAGGAGTGCGCATCTTCGCTGAGGTCAAGTCTTCAAGGCTCAGCAGTGGCGGCGTTGAAAGCAGTCCGGGGTTGGCTTGCGCCCACTTCTCGGGGTTCGTGTAGGCGTCGTCGTCGGCTTCGTACCACGCCATCCCAAGCGTCGGGTCGTCATGCTCGCCCGTGATGCGACGCCGTGCCAACTGGTAGAGCGTGTACGCGATGGAGTCCATGCCCGTCTGATCCGTGCGCTGCCCAGCCGTGGTGATCGCCAAGAAGAGCGGGCTGCGTCGGGCGCCCATCGAGAGTGAGAGCACGTCGAATAGGTCACGGTTGGGCCATGCCGCCAACTCATCTGCCAGCACCAGCGTGGCGCTCAAGCCCTCCTTCGTGTACGCCTCCGACGACAACGCGCGCCAGATGGTGCCCGTGGGCTTGAACTCCAGCGTGTCACGAAAGACGCGAATCTGCTCAGCCAGCATGGGGCTCATCTCGACTGCGCGCTTGGCGTGTGCCATGACGAGCTTCGCCTGATCGCGGTCAGCGGCTGCCGAATAGATTTCACCACCCTGATCGCCGAAGAGTCCGAGCGCCAGCGGCACGGTTGAGAGCAGCGCCGTCTTCCCGTTCTTGCGCGCTGCGCCCACCATGAAGAAGCGGTGCGTGTAGGTGCCGTTGTCTTTACGCGCTAAGGCGTGGCGCAGCAGGTTGCGCTGCCATGGACGGAAGGTGATCGGCTCGCCTGAGAGCCCGCCGATGGAGTCCTTGGCGATTGGCACCAATGCTTCGCCGAAGTCGGCGACCTGATCACCCTGCGACCTGAGGAGGTCGGCTTCAGGTGTAGGCGTCAGCCAGCGCGGGGGCCAGTCGGCAGCGCCGCGAACTTCTCCCTGAACTCTTCGAGCAGTGTCCTTGCCTGCACCATTGCGATTCCGAGCCTTGCCCGGTCGCTTGGCGTCAGTCCCAGCGAGCTCATCCACTTGTAGATTCTCTCCTCCGTTGCGGTGCGCATCCCCCAAGCGGGGTGAGCGTAGGCGTAGCCCTTCTCCGTGTAGAGTACTACGCCGTCGACCTCCAGCCGCGCAGTGAGCTGCGCCAGCATCTGCTCATCCTTGCAGAGCATCGTCAACGCTTCGCGGTCGGACTCGGCAAGCCAGTCGCACGCCGACGTAATGCGCAGCCAGACGCCCTGACCTACTGGGTCAAGCCCTTCAGGCAGCGTCAGATTGTTCAACGGAGCCACGCCATTGCCTTGCTTTGCGGGCATGCGTGACGGCTTCAACGTCCCGCGTTTTGCTTTGACTTCGTTCGGCAATGGTTTAGGCGACGCCATAAAACCCCCACCCCCCACGGTTGGACACGCACACGCGGGGCTCGTCGCTGGATACCTTGAGGTTATTCATGCGCAGATTCTAAGCCCCCCTAGGTGTGCTTAGTTTTTCTGCCGTGGCAGGAGCGGCACAAGACAGATAGCAGGTGCTTGGGCACCACGGGCGACTGCCCCGGCAGAAGGGGCACGATGTGGTCAACGGTGAGGTCAGTCGTCGCTCGACATGCGAAGCACCACGGGAACTCTTCGCGCATCTCCTTGCTCAGCTTGCGCCAAGCAGGGTCAGCGTAGGGGCTGCGCCCGACTAGCCCGTATCGCTCACGCTCCCGCTTCGTGACGATCTTGTTGGCGCAGGGCTGGCAACGGTTGCCGACGCGCTGCAGGATGCCGCAGGTCAGGCACGCACGGGCGAAGCGTAGGGGGCTCACGCTTTGAAGTTCGGCAGCGGCAACACGCCAGCCACAATGAAGCTCAGGGCTTCGGCGACTCTCTCGCCTTCAGTGTCCCAGAGTTTCTCCAGCACCTCATACGCTTGCGAGCCGAGCACGCCTTCGAGTGAGCCCATCAGTCGCTCCATGGCGGCAAGGTGGACGTGCATCAGTTCGTGGGCAAGGATGCGGCGCTGGCTCTCGGGAGTCTCCTTGAAGAAGTCCCCAGAGATGCGCACCGTTGCCTCCCAGAGATTGTCACTGACTTCGACGTCAGCCCATGAGTCATCTGCTGGGATGTCATTGCTCACCTTCAGGTGCCACTGCTTCAGGTGCATGACGTCACGGTTGGCGTTCAGGTATGCAGCGACCTGCTCACGCAGTGGGGGAGTCGCTCCCCGACGCTGGGAGGATGCAGCGCCGGGGAGGGGGCCAGCCACGGGGGCTGGCGTGCGGCGATTGTACGGCATCAGTCCCACCTATCAGGCGAAGCCACACGCTTCGTGCTTGCATTGCTTGCCAGTGGCAGCGGTGACGCTGGACGCAGCACGCAGGTTGCATCAGGGCAGCGGAGTGTCTCGGCGCTTCCCATGTCACCACCCACGCACCAGTTGCAGAATCGTGCAACGAGCATCTGCAGGCGCCGTGACTCTTTCTCAGCTGCAGTCATCTCGGGACGCTTGCGGCTCATGTACGGCTTGGGCAACTCTTCCCGCTCGATCCAGTCATCCTGCTCGAAGGGCCCGTATGCCTGCGCGAAGATGGCGCAGAACTTCTCCGACGGTCGGCGCTCAGCCTTGGCGTAGGAGCGGATGGTGCGCCCAGTGATCTTGACGCCGCACTCCCTCATGTGGGCAGCGACCTTCTCGCTGGCAACGACGGACGTTGAGCCGGGGTAAGACTCCAGCACGCGCTTGTTGATGACGTCGGGGCGCAGGCTCTTGCTCATGGGAGCACCTGCAAGGTGATCGGCATCACGCCAAGTGATAGGGGCACGCCAAGGGCTGCCCATGTCTGGGGCGATAGGTCGATCAGTCGCTGATCGTGTGGGTCATTGCGGATGCCGTAGCAGGTGCAGATGTCAACGACCTGCACGATGACGCTCTTGCCAGTGCGCAGGCTGGTGATCTTCACGTCCCAACTGGTGCGCCAGTAGTGCTGCTTGTAGGCTCGCACGTCAGCGCCGATTGCGCCGTATAGGGTGATCCCAGCGCGGGTGTACCAGCTTGAGTGACTCCCACGTGCGGCGTCATACCACGTCGCAGTGCCGACGAAATACCCCGCAGGCACGGCAGGCTGATCCGCCAGCACGCCCATGGCGTAGTTGATCGGCGGCTCGCCAAGTGGTTGCGGATTCGTGAGCGGCGCCAGTACCAGCGCCAGTGCAAGTGCGACCTTCATGCCTTCTCCTCCTGCTGCTGTAGCAGCTGCAGCAGTGTCTCCCAGTGGATGACGACCATGCGACGGGCCTTGATGCCTGAGCCGGGGGCGTCTTCCACCACCAGCGCGGCGACTTCGTCAGCCTTCGGCGTGAGTTCGTTCAGCCACTTATCGAATCGCTCCGAGTAGGCTCCACCCTTCTTGGCACTGATGATGAGCCCCAGTGCGCGCACGTCCGTCTTCCCGCCGTACTGCCCGACGCGCTCGCCAGCCAGCCCTGCTTCAGTCAACTCAGAAGCCAGTCGGCGCTCCAGCCCGTGCCCACGCTGGCGGTTGTTCTTCCCCATGCGACTGCGTGCTGCGTTCTTCAGGTCAATGTCAAGGTCACTCATGCGGCTCATCGTAGCGCCTGCCCCAACCCGACGATCGTCAGCAGGCTGATCGTGAACCACGCGATCACGATGCCCGAGCTGGCGCGGTGATTCGTCACGCCAATCCAGCCCATAGCCAACGCGATCAGCGTGTGCACCACCATCAGGCAGACGATGAGTGAGTCAATCATTGCGGCACCCCGAAGTTCTTCTTGCTGAACGCACTGATCCATCTTGCTGCATTGCCGTAGCGATCCTTCACGGCTTGCTTGAGTTCAATAGCATCACGGCAAGAGTTGCAGAGCGCATCTTTGGGTCGCGCTTGATACTCGTGCCCCGTGACCTTGCGGCAGTTCCAGCACCTCCATCCAGCAGTGCGGCTCACTTGACGCAGCCCTTGTGGCGCCAGTGCAGGCGCACGTTGCCCTTGGCGCCGTTGAAGGTGATGACCTTCACCCGGCTCGCTGGGAAGACGGGCTTCTTCGGATCAGCGACGCTGATGACCTTGCCGCACTCTGTGCAGTCAGCATCCGTCCAGCGTGGGAGCAACGATGGCCCGCCGCGCTTCGCCTTTACTCCTGCCATGTCTGACCGTCCCGCTGGAGCATTGCGCCCAGCTTCACCATCATGGCGCTCATTGCGTTGCTGAGGGTGTCGGCTTCAACGGTCAACGTCTGACCGTCATGGTCTTCGCACTGCAGGGTGACCTTGCGGGTCTCCGTGTCGATGCTGCAGTTGGCGTAGCGGAAGCCCACCATCTCCGCCATGGTTTCCAGTTCGCTCAGTTCGCTCATGCTTGAACCTCCATGCGTGCCGCTTCAAGGACGGCTGCGATGCACTCTGACGGACTGAGGGCTTCCGTGTCAAGAACTAACTCTGCCTCCATGTCGCCAGCCTGTCGCTCTGTCACGTCATGCTGCCACGGCTGCAGGTCGCCCACCGGGGGACGCACCAGCCGCACGAAGAGCGTGTCGGGGTACCACGCGCGGATGAAGGCCCGCTCAGCGTCCAGCCTGACGTCGTCCACCACGAACGTGATCGGGTCAAGGGTGCCGTCATCAGCGCCACGCTTCGTCCGAAGAAGCCACACCCTCATCCAGAAGAGTGAGTCCATCTCTCTCAGAGCAGCGCCAATCTCCTGCAGCAGCTCACGCCCAGTCAGAAGCCGAGAGAGCCCCAGCGTCTGCTGGGGGTATCGCATGCTCTTATCGAACTTGCCATACGCCATGACGGCGATTTCACGAATCGGCGCTGCGATGCTGGTGACCTCAAAGCCGTGATGCTCCGAGAGCATCTGGCTCAGGGTCGTCTTGCCAGTGCCTGCTTTGCCAATGAAGGCTACGTTTCTCATCCTACGATTCTCCTCAAGATTTCTCCCGCCTGTAAGGGGGTGGGGGGTTTCTTATTCTCTCTCTCTCTCTTCTCTTCTCTAGCGTGTATCGTTTCCGTTATCCCCCCCGATTCTGAGCGTGCTCGCTCCCTCCAGTTCTTTTGGCGCACGTTCGACGTAGCGTCCACCTGATAGCGAGAGTAGTTCGAGACATGCACGGCACCGTCTCCATCTAGCATCAGCAGCCCACTTTTCAACAATGCTGGGATGGCTCGCCCGAGCCGGGGCCCGATGCACTGGCGCAGGTGCTTCTCACTCTTGAACCGACCACCGTTGCGCAGCTGCTTGGCTTCGCCGATGGTGTTGATGAACGCCCTGAAGGCGGTGTCGCTGAGTTCAGCAATCACGTCATCCTTCTCGCTCAACACGTCCCACTTGATCCAAAGTCCCATGTGATCCTCCGATGCTGGCGGGGGCGAGCCGTCCAGAGCCCGCCCCCATGTGATGACTTAGAACGGCAACTCGCTGAGGTCTTCTTCGGCTCGGACTGGCTCGCCAACTGGCGCAGCCTGCGAGTTGATGAAGTCGATGCTCGGCTTCTTCTTGCAGAAGGCCCCGTCCGTTCGACCTGAGCATGCCCAAAAGGGCGCGTACGGCTTGCCGCTCGCCTTGGATACGCCACCCGGCTTGAGCGTCCACGGCTGCCCATGGTCAGGGCAGTTGTCAGCGCCGAACATTGCCATGGCTGCCTTCAGCACCATCGTGTCATGCCCCTGCTGGGCTGGCGCTGGAGTCTGAGGCAGGCTCATTGCTTTCAACGGAGGCAGGGCAACGCGCCCCGCTGCGGGGCGTTCGCCGCCGTAAAGGTACCGAGCCACCCCAAAGAGTGAAGCGCAGCGCCTAAGGGCGTCTGAGGCTGCCTCCTTGAGCGACTCACCCGAGCCCCCAGTCTCATAGCCGAAGTCTTGACGACGGGCAACGGTGCCGTCGGGGAAGCGGCAGGTCAGGATTCCGACCACCGTGTTCGTGTCGCCGACTGGCTCAACGGCGAAGTCCCAGCCATTGACGCCGAGCACCTCATCCAGCCGAGCTGCGACGGTGCGGGCGTCCACCCATGTCAAGTCCTTGCCCCCGGCACCAGTGCGGTGACGGATCACCTCAGGCGGGAAGGGTGCCGATAGCGCGGCGAGAATCTCCGAGTGCTTGTTCATGCTTGCTCCTTCTTGGGGAAGAGTCCCCAGTCGTTCAGTTCTTCGATCGGCTTCAGCCATTGTGGCGCCCGACCGTTGCCGAAGTCAGTCTTCGGACTTGCCTTCAGGGCTTCCAACCCTGCGACGTCCAGCCATCCCACGATGCGCTTGACTGGCCCGTTGCCAGTCACCAGCACATGAGTCTCGTGACGCCCTTCGTTGCGGACGATGAGCCCAATGCCCGACGTCCACTTCACCTCAACTCCGCCGAGCCACGGCACCTCCACGTCGGGCTCGTTCAGATAGGTGTCAATGTTTGCCGACCATGGCAAGTCGAGAGCGATGCATACTGCCAGTTCAGCAGCTGCGCCGTCAATGTGATTCTGCAGGCTGCGGTCAGGTGACTGACCTGCTCGCCCCTGCTGCCCCTTCGCCTTGCTGGATTCGTCACGCGCCGTGCCGACCTGCTTGGCGTGTGCCCACTCGTACGGGTCAAGGATGATTGTTTGCTCAGTCATGGAGCCCTCCGTCGTTGATGATGAAGCGGCGCGAGCCGGGCTTCACGTCCGTGTAGGTGGTGATCACTGACTGCAGGGCACCTGATGCCTGCGCCACCATCTTCCAGTCCGTGACTTCTGACGGGCGTGCCTGCTTCCAGTACACCGTCCAGCCGTTGCCAGCCAGCCCCGCCTTCTCGCCGATCGCCTCCTTGATGATGATCTCGAGCGAGCCCTTCTTCTGCTCCAAGAAGTGCAGCTCAGTGTTCACCTCACGGAGTTGGGCGTAGACGCGCTCCAAGTCAGGCGTCGCCTCCACGAACTCCTGCGAGCCCTGCGGCGTGGCGATGGCGAAGGCTTGAGCGTCTAGCGCCTCCAACTGCGGCGGCGTCTTCGAGTCTACGGCTGCCAAGAACTCCACGGCGCTGCGCTGAATCTCAGCCCAGAGCATCGGGTCAAACTGCACCCGCTCAATCTTGAACACCAGCCCGCCGAGCAGGGCGACGACGTCGCACCACTCAGCGCCAACGACGCCCATCTGAGTCTGCACTTGGATCGTGACCTCAGGCGGCACGGGCCACATGCTCCAGCGTGGGCTTGCCGACGTCTTGATCTCAACGATGCCCTTCGGCTCGCCGACGATGGTGCGATCCAGCGACGCCATGATCCGGGGCTGCGCCTTCAGTCGGACGATGCCGTTCGACTTGCGCAACTTCACGCCACGCTCCTGCTCGTAGTACTGCGCCACGGCATCCTCAAGGATGACGCCACGGTTGGCAGCGGCTCCGACTTTCTGCTCTGGCGTTGCGCCAGTCTTCTCAGCCCAGAGCTGGTAGGGCGTCTTGTACGGGCTGACGCCCATCACTGCCGCCATGTCAGACGCTCCCAGCCCCTGACGTCGCAACTCCAGCCACTCGGGGCTGCGCTGCGGTGCCTTGACGAACTCGTGCTTCTTGCTCACTTGACCTCCTGCGTCTTCTTCAACGCCGTGACTGCGGCGCTCAGTTTCTTCTTGGCTTCTGCCAGTCGCTCCGTGTCGCCCGTCTGGTAGATGGCAACGACCTTCTGCCAGTGGCTGACCTTGCAGTCGGGGCAGAGCCGCTCAATCAGCCCCGGCTTGACGTCTGTCTGCATCTGACGCCAGCAGATAGTGCACTTCCATTTGGTCACTTCTTGCCCTCCTTCTTGCGGTCTACCTTGGCCCATCCTTCGCCCTTGAACTGGACGCTGGACTGGCTGATCTGCAACTGCATCCACGCCCCGCATCCATCGCAGCGCGGAAAGACTGGCTGAAAGCCCGTCTGCAGTCGCTCCTCAGTGGTGCAGCACGTCCAGCACTCGAAGACGTAGAGCGGCATTACCAGCGCCCCGTTGCCGTCTTGCGCGGCTTGCGCTGACGGCGCTCTTCTAGTCGGATGCAGTAAGAGCACTCCCCACACACGGGCGCATTGTCAACAAGTGGACGCTCGCACTTGCCACACATGAGCACCCGAACGCAGGGGCGGTGCTTGCCGATCCCGCTGATGTCCCCCGGCTTGCATAGGTCGGCGATCATCAGAGCCCCCTTACCAGCGCCACCACGATGATGACGGCGATGCAGACGACGATGGTGACGTCGCTGCGCTTGCGCGCTTCGATGCGCTCCTTCGGCTTGTAGAAGCTGGTGATCGTCTTAGGATCACTCGCGCGGTTCAGTCTCACGATGCACCCCCTACGACTAGCACGATGTAGATGCACGCCACGAATAGCGTGAACCCGAGAAAGTCCTTGACTGCGTTCATGCTGAAACCTCCAAAAGATTCTTGCGCCCCTTCACTGGGACGTAGCACTTGGGGCAGATGGCGATGAGGCCCCCCTGCTCGTTCTTCACCACGCGCAGATACCCGTGGCGCGCCGATACTGGGCAGAGATTCCAGAAAGCGTTGCTCACTTGCCCACCCCCATCACGTCAACGATCAGGTCAGCGGTCGTCATGTCGTCATACTTGGCGCACCAGTACGAACCACGAACGGCTGCCGCCGTCAGTTCATAGTGGGATCGTGCGCGCTCAACGCCCAGCTTCATGATGATCAACTCCCGGGCGTGCTCGCTGCTGTGTGGGTTGAGAAGTGCACCGTCAGCGATGCTCGAGATGATCGCTGCGATCTCCTTGATGGTGCCCTTCGCATTGTGTGCCTTTGCCATTTTTGCCTCCTTGTCAGTCGCCCCGCATGGGGCTGTCTTGCCTGACTTCGTAATCCTACACCTAACGGTTTCAGCCCGTCAACCCCCCTCCAAGGAGTCAAGGGTGCCGTCCTTGGCAGCCTGCACCACCACGCTCAGGCACCCCTTGCATACCCCCTGAGAGAGCACCCAGTCCACCCCGTGGGCGCCCGTGTTGACGACCTGCTCCCCGTAGGCGTACACCTGCCCCAGCTCGCCACACACGGGGCAGGTGCTCACCTCAGTCTCAGGCTTTCGCGGCATCCAGTCTCACCAGATACTCGGCGGTCGGGCCCTCCTTGCCGAAGAAGAGCGCCCACTGCGCAGGGGTGCCAGACGCTGCCAGCCACTCCTGCGCGTAGCGGTTGCTGCTCTCAATGCTGGCGTTGCCCCAGCAGGTGTGCGCACCGTCGCTCAGCACCAGTCGGCTTGGCGTGTGCCAGTGCCCGTAGAAGAGAAAGTCGAACGGCTGCACTGAAAGATTCCAGCCCTGCGCGCGCTTGGCGATCGCGTAGAACGGAAGCCCGAAGGCGCCGCCCTTGAACTGATCACCGTGCACCAGCATGGCAGTCTTCCCACCCGGCAGCTCAAGCATGTCGTACCAGTGACGCCCACCCAGTGTGAGCGACTCCTTCCAGTCAACGCGCTTCTCGCCCTTCAAGTGCTCGGCTGCGATGCGATAGAGAATCGCGTCAGCGTTGCTCTCGTTGGAGTGGTCGCCGTAGCGCCCGAGTCGCCCGTGGTTGCCGATCGCACCACGCACCGTGACCTTCGGAGCGAGTGCTGCCATGGCCCGCACGAACTGCGCGAGCATCCCAGCACCCTCAAAGATTTGGACGTACAAGCCGCCGCGCTCTACTTCATAGGCTTGGCTCGGGAAGATGTTGCCGTCGGACTCAACGAAGTCGCCGAGCAGCACCACGGCAATCTCCTTGACGGGAGTGCCGTGCAGTTCTACCAGCCGCTGAATCTTCTGCGCCAGCAGTTCGATGCGAGCCTTCGCCACTTCGATGCTGTACGTCTCCGAGTACTTGCCGAGCTGCCAGTCCCCGACTAGGCAGACGAGTGTCTCGGCTTCGCCCTTCTTGCCTGACGCCTTCGGCTTCGGCACGGGCGGGATGGTGATGCTCAGCGCGGCATCCTTCGCCGCCTGATAGACGGCAGCCACTAACTCCTCACGGGCAGCGTCACGCTTCGCCAGTTGGCGGAGTGCACGCTTGTGGGCTTCGGTGACTTCTTGGAGCCGCTGCTCCATCTGCAACTCGTCGCTCATGAGTTGCACGCGCACTCGCCCCGGCGGTGCCTTCCGATTGTCCAGAAGCTCACGGTGAAGCCGCGCTTCTCAAGCCATGCGCTGAGCGCCTTGGCGGTAATCGCGGGATCAGCGAGCCCTGCGTGCAGCGTCTCCCAGTCCTTGCCCTCAAGGTGCACGGTCGTCATGCCGCAAGGTGGCCCCTTGCGTGGCTTGCTCAGCGCCCTGAGCTCTTCGAGTCCGTCCATGTGAACACCTCCAACTGCTTGCGGCACCTGCAAGGGTGCCTGCTCGCAGCCTACACCAGCACTTGTGTCAAGTGTCTGGCGGGGTGTGTGGCTAGTTTTTCTCCTTGATTCCGAAGGCGGTGTTCTTCGGGTCGAGATACTTCACCAGCACCTGCAGCCCTGACGCCAAGCCAGCGGATACGACGGTGCGGAAGTCGCCGCCGTTGATGTCAAGCAGCGGGATGCCGAGCCCGAGCGCCACGGAGATGCTCACCGTGACGAAGGTTCGGACGAACTCAATGAGGGCTTCGTCGATGCCCGTGTTGTCTTTGATGTACTGCAAGAACGTCATCATCTTGGCTGGTGCTCCTTTGACCTTGGCAGCCGCAGCCGCTGCACCACTTGCAGCATTGAGCGCCCTCCCAGCCACTGCTCCGAAGTCTACCTTGCCAAGAGCGTCAAGCTGGGCATCCACGGCGCTCGGCTTCTTGGGCTCAGGAGTGGTGGACGCGGTGGGGAGTTGCACCCCACGTGTTGGCTCAGGTGCCACTTCTGGCGCCGCTGCCACTGCTGCTCGCGCCCCTGCGTTGACGGGTGCTGCAACTGGCTCAGGCACTGCGACGGGCGCAGGAGTCGGGGCTGCTGCCTTCTTCGGGTAGGTGACGATGAGAAGAGCCTTGAAGTCAGCGGTCAACTTGCGCGCCCGCATCTTCGACTTGACGATGGTGTGCAGTTGCGACTCCGAGAGTTGGACGCCGTACTTCTCGGCTGGGTCACGCTCATCCCGAGTTGGGCATGCCCACTGCCAGCCGTCTACGCCGTCGGGGTCGAACCCTGCAGACGTCATATGACCGTATCCCGCCTTGATCTTCTCAGGGGCGTTCTTCGTCCACCACTTCACCCAGCGGTCATGCCACGCGCTGATGCGAATCTCGGGCGGGTAGCCGATCGGCTGCTGCACCCACACCATCAGGGCAGCGCCAGCCTTGGCGGCGGTGACGGCATCTTCCCAACTCTTGGCGTAGCGGGCCTTCCCGCCTAGGTGCGCAATGACCTTGACGGCTTCGGCGAGACTGCCGCCGTTGTCGGACTTGCCCTGCACGTCCTTGCGCCCCGTGACTTTCTTCATTGCCTCAACGCCCTGCGCGGCGCTGTAGTCGACCTCATACCCGCTCGCCCAGCTCACGGCTGCGGCGCACGATGACCATGTGCAGTCGTCAAGAATCTGCTTGGCGCCCTTTAGTTGGGCTTCAGCGTCGGAGTAAAGTTGGCTCTTGACGCGGTACTTCACGCGCCGACTTCTTTCTTGATGAGCACTGCGACGGCTCGCCCTGCTGCATCGTGACTCAGTGCGGCGCTGACGGGGAAGCCCTCAGTGGCGCCTTCGGCGTAGTCGTTGCCGTCTTCGGCGCGCTTCCAGAGCGTGCCGCCGTAGGCGCTGTTGTTGTCGTTGGGCACGAGTGCAACCCACTCGCCCGGAGCCGTGACGATCTTCGTCCAGCCCTGCTCGTGAATCTCTTCGATGTGATCAGCCGCCGTCATGTTTACTCCCCGCCCCAGCGTAGGGGGCCTGTCGCTGCCCATAGGATGAGCAGCCCGAGAATCGCCGCGCCGACGAAGTCGCGGGTGCTGCCGTCTGGCAACACGATCCACGCGATCATCATGCCGAGCCACGTCCAAGAACTTGCCGCGATGTCGAGTGCGATGTCTTTCAAGAGTCTCATTGCTTGCTCCTTCGTGAGCCTCCTGACGACGCCGCGCCCGACGCTGCTGCACTGGCTGCCGCAACGGCTGCCTGCGCGAGCTGCGTGACGATCACTGCGGGGATGATTGTAGCCGCTGCCTGTTGCTTTTCTTCAGGGGTCAAGTCGTGTCCAAGATTGGCAACGAACGCAGCGGCTTCGCCGACGGCTTCAACGGCTGCGCCAACTGCAGCGCCGGGGTCAATCACCAGCGGCTCATCCGTGGGCTCGGGCGTAGGCTCAGGAGAAGGCACTGGTGAGGGTTCTTCAGAAGGCTCTGGGAGGGGTGTAGGAGCCACGCTGGGGCTCGGAGAAGGCGGTTCTGGGGTAGGTGTAGGGGTCGGCGTGGGCGTCGCCGTAGGGCTGGGCTCTACGGTTGGCGTAGGAGAAGGCTCAGGGCTAGGAGTAGGAGCAGGGCTAGGTTCAGCCGTAGGAGTTGGCGAAGGCTCCACGGATGGTGACGGCTCGGGCGTCGGCTCTGGCGTCGGGCTCGGGGATGGTTCAACACTTGGCACCTCAGGGCTAGGCTCCACGGATGGGAGCGGGGTTGGCACGGCTTCAGTGGTGAGCCACTCAGTCGGCACTACGCCGTAGCCTGAAGGGCTGCCATAGTCGAGACGGGCGCAGGCTCCGCCGCCCCACTCGAACATCCACACGCTGATCGGCTGCGAGACTCCCGCTTCCATCTGGGTGAAGCCTTCGTTCGGGCCACTCCAATGCCCGCCGCAGCCGTGGAAGTTCCAGTCATCCAGCGCCACGAAGTCGCCAATGGTCATGCGCCAGCCGTCGTCACTCCAGTTCAGCCACTCCCACGCGCCCGATTCGGGCACCGTGATCCAGCCAGTGAAGTGCACCATGAACATGTCGGCGGGGCATCCTGCAGCTGGAGCGCCGCCGCCCCACATGAAGTCAATGTTGGGCACGATGCCGACGAAGCAGGGCTCAACGGTCGGCGGTGTCTCCCACGGGCCAGTGCCAACGATCACCCCGGGGTAGACGGTCATGGTGAGCCCGTGCTGGGGTTCTTCTTGCGCCAACGCTGGCAGCGTGCAGAAGAGCATGGCGGCAGCCACCAGCGGGATGAGTACGCGGCGCACTACTTGCCCTGCTGTTGAAGCCACGCCAGCAGCGCGCCAATACCCCCAACTCCCAAGAAGGCCCCGATCGCCTTCAGCACCGTGAGCCCGCCCTTCATCTGGTCAATCTCCGACTGCAGGCGGTCAATCTTCGCGCTCTGCGCGTCTAGTCGTTCGATGATGGCGTCAACTTGGCTGCGCGTCATCGTGACTCCAGCGCGGCAAGTCGAGCCTCAAGGTCGCTGATGTGGTGAATCATTGCGGCAAGAAGCACCCGTTCGTCATAACCGTCTGGCAAGCCTTCGGCGTCATACGTCACGGCGCAACCAAGCCCGGCTTCTTCAATCTCTTCAGCAATGAGTCCAAGGGTTAACTGGCCCGTTCCACGCAGGTTGCCGTCTTCGTCTTTCTCCAACGGCTCGAAGTGGACGGCGCGCAAGCGCTTGGCTGCGGCAAGCACTCCCTCATCTGCCTGCACGATGTTGGTCTTGACGCGGCGCGTTGATGAGTCACGGCGCAAGCCGTAGGTGCTGCCGCTGATCAGCACCCAGCGGGCGCTGTTGGTGGTTGCTGTGGTGGTGTTTGGGATTGACTGCAGTTCACCGTTGCCGCTGATCGGCACGCTGGTGTCTGCACCCCTCAGGCTTACGTCTGCACCAGACGATCCGTAGAGAGCAAGTGATGAGCTTGTTGAATAGAAAGTTCGCGCAGTTGCATCTGTGGGGGTTTCAATGTCACCAGTGAACCCTGTTGATGTTCCAGTGTCGTAGATGTAGCGGCTGCCTGAGGTGCCGTTCATTGGATAGAAGCGTTCAGCAAGGACGAAGCCGTAGTCGTCGGTCGTGTTGCCAGTGACAAAGGCGAAGTTTTGCGTCGAACCTAAACGGATGCCGCCGCGATAGGTGCCGTCTGAAGTCATAAACTGCAACCGTGGAGCGCCACCGCCGCTGGTGTCCTTGATGATCAGGTCGCCGTTGCCAGATGCAACGGTCATGTCGCCGGATGTGTCAATGGTGCCGCCGACAACGGTGAGACTGCCGCCGAGTTCGGTGTTGCCGCTTCCGCCGTTCGGCGAGATTTGCAGCTCGCCGTTCTGCTGGCGCATGTATGTCGGGGCGTAGGTGCCCGGAGTTCGATACTCCGCGAAGATGTTTGTCTGATCGCCACGAATAAGGCGCACCTCAGGGATGTCAACCGTTGACGCAACGACCGTGCCTGCGGCAGCCGTTGCGACGGTGATCGTGATGAGGCAGAAGGCTGCATCGGATGGCGCTGCGTTGGCAGTGGTGAAGGTTCCTGTGAGCCAGTTGCTGCCAGTGCCAAGGGTTGCGAAGGTGACCACGCCCGAATCGTTTACTGATCCTGTTGTTGTCGTTTGATCTTCCTTGTAAAACTGCGACTGCATGCGGATGGTGGAGTTCGCCGTGTTTGTTGCGCCGAAGGTGTTGACTTCGGGCTGGTACGCGAAGGCTTGGTTGCGCGTGGATGCAACTGGGATAAAGCGCCGCAGGGTCACGCTCTTGCTGTTTGCCGTACCTGCTGCAATGCTGAAGCGCAGCGATGTGCCCGACGCAGCGGAAGCATCAGTCACGATTGAGCAGGTGATGGCTCCTGCACTTGACACGTCTGTGAACGTCCAATACGGCAGGTCGTTGTCAGCCGTGACGACTCCCTCAGCATCGGATGGTGGGATTGAGAAGTCCCCGTTGGCGACGCCTGTCTGAATCTCACGAAGCGCGGCGGGCCCGAAGAGCAGCGCCGTCTCTCCGTCGCTGTCACCGTTGATGAGCACGGCGTCATCTTGCGAGATAACGCTGCCGCCTGAGTTGGCGAGCTGCTGCTGGTCAGAGCCAAACTTGTCAAACATGATTACCCCTGCAAGAACTTCTTCAACGGATTGCGTGGTACTCGTTCGCACGTCAGGTCGAACTGGCGAATCATACTGCCCGGCTCGAACGACATGGTCAGCGACTCGATGCGGTAGAGCCCGCCGAGTCCAAGGATGTTGACCGTGTTGCCGCCGATGGTGGTGGCGTCGTTGATCTCGACATACTGCCCAGCCTCCCATCCGTCTTGCAAGGCGTAGGTGCTTGGGCCCGTCTGGCGGTAGCCCTTGACGAAGCCGTAGGGGTTGTTCGTCGGATCAGCCCCGCGCACGCTGAAGGTGATGCTGCGCTGCGGCGCCGCGCGGTTCGGGTAGGTGTCCGTCCCGAAGTACTTCTTGCCGTAGTCCGTGATCTTGTCGCTCCACTGGACGCTGCCGGGGGTGCGCTTTGGCATCGGCGTCACGGTGATCAGTGTCTCTGGGCGTGGGCCATTGCGGGTTGTCATGCCTGCACCATCTGGCGCTGCTTCGTCATAGACGCGCCCGTACGGGTCGGCAACGGTGTAGGCGCCGCCGCTGATCTTGGCGTCATACTTGCTGACCACTTCGTTCATGATGAAGCGTGCCTTCTTGACGATGACGTCATGGTCGAGCGTGACGTTCAGGCTGCGCGCCTGCAGCGTCGCAGCTGCGGAGACTGAGCCATACGGCGAGAAGGTCGGCGTGGTGACGATCTTGAACGGAGCCGTGGCGTAGGTTGGCACGGCGCTGCCCAGTCGGGCGTAGTTGATTCTCCCGCTGGGCGCAACCCAGAAGCGGCGCTCTTCGCCGTCAATCGCTTCGGCTGCCTGCTTGATCGTGTCAAGGCACGCGCGCAGCGTGCCCGGCACCATAAGCAACTGCCCGACTGGTACGGCTGTCCCCGTGTAGGCGGGCGTGGTGTTCGTGTTGACGATCAGGCGGTTGGCGGTGCGCCCGCTGGTGCCGCCGCTGAACGCCATGGCGGCGTCAGCCTTGGCAACGAGCTGCGTGACGTTGGCTTGATCCGTGGTGCTGCCTGAGCCGATCAAGAAGTTGCCCGTGAAGTCGCTCTTCGTGCCTGTCACCAGTCGCCCCTTGTAGACGATGATCTTCTCCATGAACGATGACGCCGCTGCAGCGGTCACGCTGGCGCGCGTGCCCAGCCCGTTCTCTGCCAGCTCGGCGGTGATGCTGGTGATGTATCCCAAGAAGGTCGTCGTCCCGCTGACCTGAAACTGCACGCGGGCGTTGTCGTTGACGCTGCCTGACTTCCACCATGGCCCGCCTGCTGGAGTCTTTACCTGCACCACGTCGAACGAGAGAGCGCCGCCTTCGCCGTTGGCATCTTGCGTCAGGCTAACGCTCTCAGGGTCAACCCATGGCGTTGTTGGGCTGGCGGTTGAATAGTCGTCAAGGATGTTGGCGC